AGCAAAAATCTATCGTTGTTATTCGACAACTTCAATCAATTAACACCATATGCAGTAGGATTTGATCGTCAATTTAATCGTCTAAATGATTATGTTGCGCATCAACAGACTTCTACAGGTTTCCCGCCTTACAATATTCGTAAGGAAGGAGATTTAAATCATGTAATCGAAATGGCACTTGCTGGGTTCAGCAAAGATGATATCGAAGTGGAAGTCGCTCAAGGTGTACTTACAATCAGATCAATGAAAGAAAATACAGATGATGAGGCAACTGTCCATCGTGGTATTTCCTATCGAAAATTTGACCGTAAGTTTACTCTTGCAGATGACATTGTTGTTAATGATGCTAAATTGGAAAATGGACTTCTTACAATTACTCTGGAACAAATCATTCCAGAAGAAAAGAAACCAAAATTAATCAAAATCAAATAGTAAAAAAAGCAAAAGGGGGGTTGACAAGACTCTCCTTTTGTGTTATTATTATGAGAATGAAAGTAGATTATGTCCAATAAGAAAAAAGCTTACTATGAACAGCCATGGTGGAAGGGTAAAACTCATATCATGGATTTACAAACTCCAGTAGAAATCGGTATTGAAGAAGTACATGATGGAAAAGTAGTAAAAAAAACTGTAGAAAGTAGACCCCTGACTGTTGATGATTGGGCTAAAATGCACTCAGATGCAATTGCTGCAACTGATGAAAAATTAAAAGCTGAATGGGATGCTAAACGTAAAGAAAAAACTACGTTAAAGAGATTATTTAAGGAGTTAAAAATTGACAAGACCAGCTGAAGATTATGTACTAACACCTGAGTCTGAAGGTTCAGAAAAAAAGAAAATACTTTGGAATAAATGGCGAGAGACATTCCAAAAAAATAATAAAGAATGGTTTGATGATGATCCAGACGCAGCCAATATAGCATTAGAAGAGTATATGGATGATAAACGCAGACGTAAACTCAAACAGATAGATGACAGAGTTGAATATGAAGAATTTGAAGCTGCAGGTAAGCTTAATAAATTAGATGAAGATAATTTCTTTCACCCAAAAAATCAAGTTGGTAATTCACAATACGATTCTGCTGGCGAAGAAGATACAAATGCTGGTTTAGTAATTAATATGCGACCACAACTTGCTGTTAATATTATGAAGGTAGAATTTCCAGAAGAAATTACAGCAGAGATAAATGATCATATTGATAGTGTAATTATTCCAAATGATAATGACCACTCAAAAGGATTAGTAGGTCAAATCAATCGTAATGAAAAATCTAAACAACTAACATTTCCACATAAAGATGATGATGTCGGTCAAATGTTTGCAGGTGTTTTAGAAACTCTGGCAAAACAATATGTTCAAAGCACTTTACATAAAGATTGTAGGCCAGAACTAGATAGTATGTGGACAGTTCATAGTTATGAGGGTGATTATAATCCTCTACATGATCATGGTACAAAAACTCCAATGGGTTTATCTTGTATTTTTTACTTAAAAGTTCCAGAGCAAATTAGTAATCTTACAGGAGAGGTATCTTTAAATAATTCGTCTGGTGCAACTGATGGATTTACTTATCTAACTTGGGGTACAAATGGCCACAGAGATGTAAATATGCTTAGGCCTGTAACTGAAGAATATGTTAAGCCAGTTGAAGGAACTCTTATAATGTTTCCATCTTGGTTACGTCATAGTGTTAATCCATTTTTTGGTGAAGGTGAACGTAGAACATTTTCTGCTAATATTAGCTTACATCCTATTGAAGATGGAGAATAAATGAAATACAAATATAATGAAGATAATGCATTAGTAGAACTAAAGCAGTATATTGAATCAACTTATGGTGCACACTATAGCAAAGATAAGTTTCAAGCTACAGAGTTTATCATAGATGGTGGTCATGGTGAAGGGTTTTGTATCGGTAACATACTAAAGTATGCACAAAGATATGGAAAAAAGAACGGCAAGGACAGAAAAGACTTGTTAAAGGTTATACATTATGGTATAATAGCATTATACATCAATGAATTGGAGAATCAGGAGTGACAACAGAAGTACCCTACCCACAGTATGCTAGGCTGTTAGTTCTTAATCAAGAGATTGAACTATTAAAAGAAAAAATTAAACCCCAAGCTACTGGGCATATACACACTGCAATAAGTGTATTAAAAGATCAAATAAGTGAAATTGAGGAGACTATAAATTATGAAACTAAGTAATCATACTACTTCAGTATTGAAGAACTTTGCTACTATTAATCAAAATCTAGTGATTAAAGAGGGCAACACAATTACAACAATGTCTGCAATGAAGAACATTGTTGCCAAGGCAAATGTAGAAGAAACATTTCCACAAGAAGTTGCAATCTATGACTTGAATGAATTTCTTGCATCTATGTCTTTATTTACAAGTCCTGTATTGGACTTTTCAGAAAATCATGTTATGATTACTGAAGAAAATAATACTTCAAACTCTCTGAAGTATTTTTATTCTGATCCATCAGTTGTTACAAGTCCAAGTAAGATGATCACTATGCCCTCTCAAGAAGTTACTTTTACAATGAGTAACGAAGATTTATCTAAATTGAAAAGAGCTGCTGGTGTAATTGGTGCTCCAGATATGGTTTTGGAAAAGAATGGTAGTGGTAGTTCTCTTACTGTAAAAGATAAGAAGAATGATACTGCAAATAACTATTCTCTTGATGTTGATACTGATGGCGAAGGAGAGTTTAACTTCTTCTTTAAAGTGGAGAATATGAAACTACTTGATGGCACTTATGATGTAGAGATTTCATCTAAGAACATTAGTCACTATACGAATAAAAGTTCTCCAGTAGAATACTGGATAGCACTTGAGCCCGAATCAACTTACAAAGTTTAATTTAGGAAATTTATATTATGGAAACTTTTTTGTGGGTGGAGAAATACCGCCCAAACGCTATTCGTGATTGTATCTTACCAGATGATCTAAAGAAAACATTTACTGAATTTGTCAATGACAAACATATACCAAACTTAATTTTGTCTGGTGGCCCAGGCGTAGGTAAAACTACTGTCGCCAAAGCCATGCTTGAGGAAATAGGTGTAACGTATATGATGATAAATGGTTCTGAGGAATCTGGTATTGATGTGTTACGAACTAAAATTAAAAACTTTGCATCCACAGTTTCACTTGAAGGTGGGCGTAAATACATTATCTTGGATGAGGCAGATTATCTAAATGCTCAATCTACTCAACCAGCTTTGCGTGGTTTCATGGAAGAGTTTCACAAGAATTGTGGATTTATTCTAACTTGTAATTACAAAAACAGATTGATACCACCACTACACTCTCGTTGTAGTGTTGTAGATTTTATCATCCCAAAAGATCAGAAACCTAAACTTGCACAAGAGTTTTTTGCAAGAGTCCAAACTGTTCTTACTAAAGAAAATGTTAAGTTTGATCCAAAGGCTGTTGCTGAACTTCTAAATAAGTTCTTCCCAGACTGGCGTAGGGTTCTGAATGAACTACAAAGATATTCTGCATCTGGAATTATAGATGCTGGTATCCTAGTAAATATATCTGATTCAAATATAAATGAATTGATGCATTCTCTGAAAGAAAAGGAGTTTACAAATGTTCGTAAATGGATTGTACAAAATCTTGATAACGATCCTGTACGCATTTTTAGACGCTTGTACGATAATCTGTACGATTTTGTTGATGGGTCTACTATTCCTCATGTTGTAGTTATAATTGCAGACTATTCATATAAGTCAGCCTTTGTTGCAGATCAAGAGATTAATCTTTTGGCTTGTATGACTGAAATTATGGGTCAAGCGAAGTTTAAATGACCTATGAACTTAAAGACTACTTAAACTCAATAAACCATGAAAAGAAAAACCTCATGGACACAGATGATGAAATGTGGGAAAAGAAATATCCACCTTTCATTATAAATAAATGTCTGGCACCATTTCCAGATACCATCATGCTCGTAAATGAGATGAATGTTAACTCCCACCTAGATCATAAGTTACAATTTGACTTTTTCCTAAATAGTATAAGATCACGGAAAAGATATACACCGTGGATGAAGGCGAATAAAATAACAAATCTAGAGTATGTTAAAGAGTATTTTGGATACTCAAATGAAAAAGCAAAGTCTGCTCTTAATATACTTGATGATGATCAAATAAAGGCTATAAAAAATAGCTTGAGTAAAGGTGGTAAAAATGGAAAACATTAATTGGACACAAGAGCATATGCTTGAAGTCGTTCTGAAAGAACCAGACGATTTTTTAAAGATACGAGAGACATTATCTCGTATTGGAGTTGCATCAAGAAAAGAAAAGAAACTATATCAATCCTGTCATATATTACATAAGCAGGGTAAGTATTATATTGTACATTTTAAAGAGTTATTTGCACTAGATGGTAAAAATACTAACTTATCAGAAAATGATATTGCAAGACGAAACAGGATTGCAACTTTGTTAGCTGATTGGGGATTAGTTGAAATAACAGGTGAAACTGATCCAATAGCTCCACTCAGCCAAATAAAAATAATTTCATTTAAAGAAAAGAATGATTGGATTTTAGAAACTAAATACAACATAGGCAAAAAACGAGAGGGTTAATTTTGGAAGCTTTCAAGTCATTTATTACAGAAGAAAACTCTGAAAAATATCGTATTTTAGTTATTTCTGCTGAACCCAACAATACAAAATTATTTCATACCGCTCAAAGGGTTACCGATGAGGCAAAAAAGATAGGCCATGAAGTTTATGTTGTAAAAGTTGAAGGTGCTTATATTGAATATGACAGTGGTTATAAAATTTATAATGCAGATGATGATAAGGGGTTTGAAATAAATGATGAAAATACAGTTGCAATTGTTAGGGGTTCTGTAAGACTTAAACAAAGTTGGTTAGATTTACTAAGTCAATTAGAAAAAATTGGTATTTGTATGGTTAATAGTAGACAGACAGTTGCTATTTCATCAGATAAATATAGAACATATTTAAAATTACAAGATTTTGGATTGACACAACCAAAAACTGTTCTTATTCCAGATGTAAATGGTATTGATAAAGCTGTAGAAATACTTGACAAAAAATTTCCAATAATTTTAAAAACTTTAGAAGGTTCAAAAGGTGTTGGTGTTTTGTTTATTGAATCTGAAAGGTCATTAAAATCCATAGTTCAATTATTATTTTCACAAAATGAAAATGTAGACTTATTAATACAAGAATATATAAAAACTGATGGTGATATCAGAGTTATTGTTTTAGGTGGTAAAGTTATTGCATCTATGAAAAGAGATGTTATTGAGGGAGATTTTCGTTCAAATGTTTCACAAGGTGCAAAAGTAAAAGAATATAATTTAACAGATTTAGAGATTGAACAATGTCTATTGGCTGCAAAAGCAGTTGATGGTATTTGGACTGCAGTTGATTTTATTCCATCTCCTGACAAAGAAAATAAACCACCATATATATTAGAAGTAAATCATTCCCCAGGCACAGAAGGTATTGAAGAAGCTACAAATAAAAATATAGTTAAAACTGTTATTGAACATTTTTCTAATCCTAAAAACAGATATTCAGTACCAAATGTATGTGGATTTTATGAAACATTAGATATAAAACCTTTTGGAAAATTGGTTGGAAAATTTGATACTGGTAATGCACAATATTCTGTTTTACATGCAGATGATGTAAATGTTAATGGTAATCAAATAACATTTACACATTATGGAAAAACAATTAAAACAAAGCACTTTGGAAAATATACATCTGTAACAGGTGGTGGTGATGATGAAAGATACATAGTTAGATTTGATATGACATTTGCTGGAACAGTTTACAAAGATATTGAGTTTGGATTAGACAATCGCGATAAAATGGGAACAGAAGTTTTATTAAACAGAAAAATGATGAGTAAGATGAATGTTATGGTAAACCCAAGAAGAAAATATATAGTAACAACAAAGAAGGATATATAATGAAATATGCAGTAATGTTTGAACCTTTTGGTAAATTTGAATATATTTGTTCACATTTGGAAAATGGATCATGGCCAACAAATGGAAATCCAAAAAAGTTCGATACAAAAGAAGAAGCTGAAATTGAAGCTAATAAATGGAATACTGGAGTAGTGGTAAATATGGAGGAAAATATTAAATGAACATGAGTTTACAATTAGTGAAGGCAGCAAGAATGCACGCCGAAGGTGAATTAGAAAGAGCTAAAACAAACATTTTAGTTTACATGAATCAAAGTGTAGGTATTGGAGAACACAGCGACATTGTTGAAGCAATTCAAGAAGAACTTGATAAAATGGCTATGGCAGAAGATCGTATAGAAATGCTTAATAAACATTTTTCATCTATTGCAGAAGCTAAAGAATTTTTACAAGAGGATGATGGTGTACAATTAAATATTAATTTTACTGAATAAACTACTTGACATTACAACAGAATTGTGATATATTTACATAATGAACTTCTATACAAACATTGTCCAATGGGGTAATTCTCTCTTACTCAGAGAAGTAGTGAACGGTGAACGCATTAATCGTAAGATTAAGTATTCACCAACACTTTACGCACCTGTTGCAAAACCTACCGAATGGAGAACTCTTGATGGTAAATATGTAACTCCTATTAAACATAATACAATCAAAGAAGCAAAAGAGTGGATTGAACAGTATAAAAGTCAATCTCACTTAGTTTATGGTAACAATCAATATCATTATTGTTATCTTGCTGATGAATATCCTAAAACTGTAAATTGGGATATTGATAATATTCTAGTTGTTACTATTGATATTGAGGTTGCTTGTGAGAATGGATTTCCAAGTCCAGAAAAAGCAGAAGAGCCATTATTATCAATCACAGTAAAAAATCATCAAAACAAAAAGTTTGTTGTGTGGGGTGTTGGTAAGTTTGAGAACACTCGCGAGGACGTAACTTA